TCGAATCTTTATTTGAAGAATGCTATGAATATGCATTGCCTATGCGCAAAAGTTTCTTTCATGAATCTGTAGGTCAAAGAAGAGACGATAAGATATTTGATGAAACTGCTGTTGTTGGCACACAAGAGTTTGCATCTCGTTTGCAATCTGGACTTGTTCCTAACTTTGCACGATGGGCAGATTTTGTTGCAGGCTCGGAAATACCAAAAGACCAAGCAGATGAAGTTAATAATCAGCTTGATGAGGTAACTGAGTATGTATTTGAAGTAATACAAAATTCAAACTTTGGGCAAGAAATACATGAAAGCTTTATGGATTTGGCTGTTGGGACAGGCATCCTCCTTGTCGAAGAAGGTAATGCCGTTAATCCAGTACGCTTTAACGCTATCCCTTTACCATCTGTGGTGTTGGATACTGGACCTGATGATAGTATTGACCACGTTTATAGAGAACGTGAACTCAAATATATTGAAATCCCTGTGGCATACCCGAAAGCGAGCCTTCCTGAGAAGGTACAACGCTCAGTGCAAACGACCCCCGAATCTAAGGCTAAGATTCTGGAGGTAGTTTGTAGAAACTATGAAAAGAAAAACGAAGATAGATATGACTATTATGTTATTGATAGAACTCATGGTGAGCAAATTTACTATGAACAGTTTAGTGGTGTAGGTGCTAATCCATTTGTATGTTTTCGTTGGTCTAAAGCGGCAGGTGAGATTTATGGCAGAGGTCCACTTGTTAATGCATTAAGCGCAATTAAAACAACCAATCTTACCATTGAGCTTGTATTAGAAAATGCACAGATGGCCATCTCTGGTATATATCAAATGGATGATGATGGGGTTATTAATACAGATACAATAAACCTCGTTCCAGGAACGATCATCCCAAAGGCGCAAGGCTCACAAGGTTTACAACCTATACGTCCTGCAGGAAGCTTTGATGTTGCCAATCTTGTGCTTGGTGATATGAGAACAAATATTAAACGTGCTTTATATAATGATATGCTAGGCGATCCTAATAAAACACCTGCTTCTGCTACAGAAGTTGCAGAAAGGATGGCTGACTTATCAAGACGTATTGGCTCTGCCTTTGGCAGATTACAAGCTGAGATGGTGCAACCTGTACTTCAACGTGTGGTTTATATTCTTAAAAAGCAAGGACGTATTGAGGTTCCCACCATTAATGGCAGAGAAGTAAAAGTACGCTCTGTATCTCCGCTTGCACAAGCGCAAGCTAATCAGGATATATCTAATGTATCTCGTTATTTGCAATTAGTAGGTGGTACGTTTGGTCCTGAGTTATTAAACCTTCTTGTTTCTTCAGAAGATGCGGCTGTGTATCTGGCTAAAAAGTTTGGAGTGCCAGATAGTCTTATTAGAGACAATGCTCAACGACAACAAATATTAGCCGCCGCACAGCAGATGGCTATGCAACAACAACAGCAAGGTATGATGAATGACCCAACATCTGGGAATTGATGGACTGCCACGTTCAAAAGACGAAGACGAACAAATATCACAAAACTTTGAAAGCTTATTTAAAACACCGACAGGCAAAGCGGTGCTTGGCTATTTGCGTTCTGTAACAATTGAAATGATTGCAGGCTCAAATGCAACTGATGAAGAGTTACGTCACAGAGAAGGACAACGCTTCTTGGTTGCTATAATGGAAAAACGTATTCAACATGGACAAAGGATAAAGCAAAATGGATGATGTTGTAGATAATGTAGAGGCGCAAGCTGAAGCACCTACACGACCTGAGTGGTTGCCAGAAAAATTTAAAACACCAGAAGACTTAGTTAATTCATATTCTTCTCTTGAAAGCAAACTTGGGACAAGCCAAGAAGAAATAAAGTCTTCATTAATAGCTGAGTTAGAAGCTGAAGCATTGCAAAACAGACCTGCAAGTGTAGGTGATTATACTATTCCAGAATCTTTAGATGAAGGTCTTGTTAATGATAATGATTTGTTTCAATGGTGGGCTAATCATTCTTTTGAAAACGGTTATGGTCAAGATGAATTTGAAGCAGGTATTCAAAAATATGCAGAGTTCTATGAAGCAATGCAACCTGACCTCGATTCTGAAAAATCAAAGCTAGGCGATAATGCAGATGCTCGTATTCAAGCTGTTGATTTATGGGCTAATAAATTCTTCCCAGAAGAATTATCTGATGCTGTATTAACACTCGGTCAGTCTGCATCTGGCATACAAGCTTTAGAGTTTCTTATGGAAAAATTAAATACATCACAGATAAATAATAATACGCAACCTGCGGCTAGTTTAACTCAGGATGAATTAAATTCTATGATGCAAGACCCACGTTATTGGAATCCTTCAAAGCGTGATGCAGGTTATGTAAAGCAAGTACAAGATGGATTTTCCAAAATCTACGGATAAATACTTTCATAAAAATGGGCGCGTAACGTTAATGCATTCAACGCATGAGCATGCACAGTATGTACAATCACGTTTGCGCCCTAATGATTTAAAAGAATGTGAGATACATAATGTAACGCCATTCATTGCTTTACATGCACCTGTTATGGAAAAAAATGGTATTGCTCTTACTGCTCTTTATGATGATGAGCCTGTTGCAATGTTTGGCGTTGTGCCATTTGATGAGGCATTAGGTGATTTGGATATGGGTACGATATGGATGCTTGGCACAGAAAGACTGAACCATTTACAAAAATCATTTTATAAAACTACAAAGCAGTTCGTTGATTGGGCTGTAACCAAATATGATTATGTTGAAAACGTAGTTCCATTAGGCCACAAGCGCACAATATTATGGCTACATACGCTTGGGTTTGATGTAGGACAAGGCATTGTAACTATAAATGGCACTGAGTGTATTCGTTTTGTGCGTTGCGCACCACACGTTGAAGTGTCATTTCAATAGTACAGCCTGCTTTAGCGGACAGCCCTAACGGATAACTGGATGAAGCAATCAAGCGGACAACTGTAAAGTGTAAATATGTAATCTTCAAAGGAGCTTAAAATGGCGAATACAATCGATGTCGCATTTATTAAGCAGTTCGAGTCTGAAGTTCACATGGCATATCAGCGTATGGGTTCAAAGTTACGCAACACTGTTCGCTCAGTTGGTAATGTCCGTGGTAGCGTTGTTCGCTTTCAGAAAATAGGAACAGGTTCTGCTTCTACTAAAACTAGAAATGGAGACATTTCTGGTATGGAACTAGCACATACAACTGTCGAAGCAACTATGGCAGACTTCTATGCCGCAGAATATATCGACAAGTTAGATGAGCTAAAAATTAATATTGATGAGCGTCAAGCAGTAGCACAATCAGCCGCTTCTGCTCTTGGTCGTAAGACAGACGAAATCCTCATTACAGCAATGGACGCAGGTGCTAATTCAACGCAGATTGCAGACAACACAGGTGCATTGGGCAAAGCTGACTTACTTACTTTGTTTGAAACATTTGGTACAGCAGATATCCCAGAAGATGGTGGTCGTTACTTAGCCATGTCTCCTGCAGGATTTGCTGACTTGTTTAACATTAATGAGTTTGCATCATCAGACTTTGTTGGCGACCAGAACCTGCCATATGCAGGTGGCATCACTATGAAGGAATTTTTAGGCTTTAAGATATTTGCTACTTCAGCAGTAGCAGGTGGAAAGAACTATGCCTATCATACTTCTTCAATAGGTCTTGGTGTTAATGCTGACGTGACTACAGAGATTAACTATGTGCCGCAAAAAGCCGCGCACTTAGCTACATCAATGATGTCAATGGGTGCCGTTGTTATTGATGACAATGGTATCTATGAAGTCCTAGACAACAACTAAGGGATAGGGGGGGAAACCCCCCTACTTTTAAATGGCACCAACTAGCGCATCCTCATCTTTAGATATTGCAAATCGTGCGCTCATATTAGTGGGCGCAAATACTATTTCGTCTTTTGATGAAGATAGTGAAGAAGGACGTGTATCTAACTCAATGTATGAGGATATGATACGCACACTTCTTATAAGTTCTCGCTGGAGATTTGCCACAAAACAAGCGCAATTAAATTTATTAAGTGATACTCCGCAAGGAAGATATACACGCAAATATCAACTACCTTCTGATTATCTTATGCTTCATGCAATTACTGTTAATGATTTAGTAATTGAATATAATGTTTATGAAGATGAAGTATATGCAGATACATCTGAGGCTGATGTTTTAATAGCTGACTATACTTTTAGAACAGCAGAAACAAATTTTCCATCTTATTTTATTATGCTTGCTGAATATAAACTTGCAACCATATTAGCAACTGCGCTTGCAAGAGATGAGCAGATGGCATCATTGTTTGATGTTCAAACTACACGACTAGCACAGCAAGCTAAAACATTAGATTCTCAACAACAAACCACTCGCAAATTGGTGACATCAAGATTTATTACTGACAGGAGAAGTTAATGCCAAGAGTGCGCATACCTTTAAATAACTTCTCTTTTGGTGAGGTAAGCCCTTCTTTATCAAGTAGAACAGATAATCCTATTTATGCACAATCTGGAGAGTTAGTAGAAAATTTTCTAATAAGACAAGAAGGTGGTCTTGTTAAACGTGCAGGCACTTGGTTGCATGATAGTATTCCTACAGATGGTCTTTCATCAACTACTTCTAATATGGATGTTCGTTTAGAAGCATTTATATTTTCAGACGATGAGAAATATATACTTGCGTTTGATGATGGTGGCTTTACACCATATCGTGTTGAGCCAAACACAACAGATGTTATGAACAATAGCTTTGGCGATAGTCTTGGTGTAACAAAATTATCAAGAGTAACAAGCACTACAATTGGCAGTGATACGTTTACATGTCCTTGGACAAGCGCAACTCTTAATCAATTTACATTTACACAACGTGGCGACTTCATGATTATTTGTCATGATAGTTTTCAATCACATATGATTGTGCGCACTGGATTAAATACATTTAAAAATCAAGATTATGTATTTGATCAATCTCTTGATGGCAATCGTATTTTTCAGCCATATTATAATTTTCAAGATAGTGATAATACAATCACACCTTCAGCAACAACAGGCTCTGTAACACTTACAACATCACAAGATTATTTTACATCTGACCATATTGGCATAACTCTTTTAATAGGTAATACAGAAGCTACCATAACCGCATTTACAGACGCTAAGAATGTTACTGCTTCTATTCAAGGTACATTAGAGTTTCAACTTGATAGAGACGCTTTAAAGACTGCTAATGGCTCAAACAAAGTAGAAGTAACGCATGCACTACATGGTTTGCAAGCAGGTGCTTCTCTTGTTATATCAGAGGCAGGTTCTGTTGGTGGTATAACATCTGGTAATATAAATGGTACACGTACTATTTCTGAAATAATAGATGATAATACTTACAAAATAACAGCAGGTGCTAACGCTACTTCTACTGAGGATGGCGGTGGTTCTCCTAAAATATCTGGCACTGCGGCAACAACAGATTGGTATGAGCAATCATATTCCGCTTACAGAGGATTTCCTCAAGCTATTACGTTTCATGAAGACAGGTTGTGGTTTGCAGGCACACCCTCTCAGCCATTAGGAATATGGGCATCGCGTACAGGAAAGTATTTTGATTTTGATATTCGTGATGGTGAAGATGATGATGCTATTGATATTGAAGCAAACATTGGTGTGCAAGCTCAAATAAGGCACCTCGTAAGTAATCGTGACTTGCAAATATTTGCATCTGAGTTTGAGTTTTTTATACCTGCTTTTACAGACCAAGCAGTTACACCTGCAAATGCAAAGATATCATCTCAAACACCTTATGGTTCTGGATATGCAAAGCCATACCCTTTCGATGGCGTTTCGATATTTGCACAAGCAGATGGTAAAACAATTAGAGATTTTGTTTATTCTGATTCTGAAGGTGCTTATGTATCTAATCCTATTTCTTTGCTTTCATCTCACATGACTGTGAATGTTTATCAAACTTGTGTAATCAAAGGTGGTTTAAGTCAATCTGGCTCTTACATATTTTTAATGAGAAGCAAATCAGATGAGGTAGATTATACAAATACTGAGTTGTTAGTTTATTATCAGATAAGAGGTGATAGACGTGCAGGTTGGGTGCGGTGGAATACAGATTATGGTTATATGCAATCTATTTGTTCTGTTGGAAATCGTTTGTTTGTAGCGTGCAACAGAAGAGGTGATTCAACAAAAGAGTTTGTATTAGAAGAATTTACAAATGCTGTATATACAGAGCATTCTTCTTTGATTGAACAGAATACTTCAGACAATACAGATGGAACATATGTTGCAGTTAAATCAACCGCACAATTCGAGCATCAAACAAATCCAACTGTTGCATTGTTTAATTCAAACAATGTTCTTATTGATGAATATACAGCATCATCAGGTATAATAACCGCAGGTAATTATTCTACGAATTATGCAGATGGGTATATTGGCTTTCCATTTACTGCTAAAGCAACAACTCAAAGCTTAGATGCTCTTGTTGAAGGTGGGCCTCTTACTGGTAGACCAAGACGCATTACTAAAGTTGTAGCTGACTTACAAGATACTAAAAGCGTAGTTATCAATGGCACAAAGATGTTGCCTGTCTATGTAAATGGTAATCTTAATGAAGGCATACAGGCTGTATCAGAGCGCAAAGAGTTTTACGTTAGAGGTATAACAAAAGACCCTAAAGTTCTAATAACCCAAGATAAATCATTACCCTGTCAGATTGATGGAATAGTTGTGGAGTTAGCATACTAATGGATCCATTTATGTATATTGCCATTGGCGGCATAAATTTTATGATGCAACAACAAGCAGGTGCGGCTCAATCTGCTTTATATAATCGTCAAGCAGAACAATATGAGTTTGATGCTGAGATGCAAAAGCTTCGTGGTTTGCAAGAGGGCAATGCATTAACAGATAAATTCAATACCTATATACGCACTGCTAATGCACAAAGAGCAAAACAAAATCGCTCTTCTAATGACCGCTCTATCAATGCAATGATGGATAAAGCACGCAGGTCTAATCAAGAAGAGTCTGCTCGTAGCTTATTACAGAACCTAGCATCAGCACAGCAATCAAGAGGTAGGGCTGATATCTCTCGTATGGAAGGTGGTATCGCACGACAGACTGCTTTTATGAGTGGCTTTAATTCTTTAGCTACAGGTTACTTTAGATATTCGAGTTTAACATAATGGCTATACAGGTTTACAGACAAGAGAATAATTTTAACTCACCGATAGGCGTGGCAGGCGTAAGCCAAGCCCCTACTCGTTTTGCAAATTCTTTTGTTAATATGACTGAGAATATTGCAAGCAATATGTTTAAGCGTGATGCAGAAGATCAAAAAGATGAAGCAATACGACAAGTAAATACAATGACTGTTCGTGAGAATGGCAATCTTGTTGTTAAAGAATTACCAGAGAGTTTTTCTCGTATTCAAAAAAGAGCCGCGCAACCTGTTGTAGATAGAATTTATGCAACACAAATAGAACTAGATGTGCGTGCAAAAACTGCTGAATTAGCAAGAGAACATCCAAATGATCCAGATGGATTTTTAAAAGCATTATCTGGTTGGCAAGAAGGTTATCAATCTAGTGTTGGTCAATACGCCAATATTGCAGATGTAGCAATACAGCAATATGGCATTCAAAGTGCTGAGAGTTTGTATGTTGATAAAGCAAATTATGAAACACGAATTGCTTTTAACAATAGTAATAAATT